GGGTGCTGTCGATGGTGGCCATGGTGTGTCTCCGTGGTTCGGTTCGTCGGTGGCGAAGGGGTGGTCAGCGGTCAGTTGCGCGGACCGCCGGGGAGCTCGCGCTCGTAGGCGGCGTACCGGGCCTTGCCGTCGTCGGTGGTGAGGTACTCGAGCGCGACGTCGTCGGGCTTCGCGTTCCGCGACTTCGCGAACTCGGCGAGGCCGGCGTTGTAGTGGGCGAGCGCGCCGGTCTCGGGCACGCCGCCGCCGGCGACGCCGACGCGCTTGGTGACCGACTCGAACGCGGTGTTGGCCGCGCGCAGGGTCTCGAGCGCCTCCTTGCGGAGCTCCTCGGGCAGCGCCTCGACGGCGCGCATGATGGCGACCTTGACGGCGTCCGAGCCCTTCACGAAGGGGATGACCTCGCGCGCCGACTTCTCGATGCGGGCGGTCTCGTTCGCCTCGCGCGCCTTCGCGAGCTCGACGGCGTTGGAGTCGAGCTCCTTGGCCATCTCGACCAGCGACTCCTCGCCGGCGTAGTAGCAGCGCCCGGTGCGCTCGCTCTTGTGGATCGGCTTCGCGAGCGCGGCGCGGTCCGCCTCGGGCTTGCCGAGGAACTGCTCGAGCTCGTCGCCCTTGAGGCGCTTCGCGAACGCCGCCTGGTCGGCGGGCAGGTTGCGGAGCGTGTCGAGCGCCTTCGCGAAGGTCTCCTTCGCCTTGGCGAAGTCCGCCTTGAGAGCGGTGATGTCGGCCTGGGCCTTGGCGATGTCGGTCGGGTTGCTCATGGCGATGGTCTCCGTGGCGAGGGTGTGCGTGTGGCCGTCGGCCGCGAGCACGGTGAGGGTTCCGTCGGCGCCGCGAATCCAGTTGTGGGAGTGCCCGTACTGGAATCCGTCGGCGCGGTCGTAGGACGTGACGCCGTCCTTCTCGTCGGCGTCGTAGATGAGGTGCTGGTGACCCAGCTCGTACGACGTCGCGGCGGGGGTGCGCTTCTCGATCGGCGTGACGAGCCCTGCGACGAGCGCGGCGTGCTTCACGAGCGAGACGGCGTGCGCGACCTTGGCCTCCGCGCTGACCTCGACCGTCGGCTCGCCGACATCGGCACGCTTGATGAGCGCGACCTTCGCGCCCTCGTGCGCGCCGAGCTTGACGACGCTGATCTCGTGGATCGAGACCTTGCGAAGCACCCGCTTGCGCTTCTCGACCTTCGCGGCCTTCGACTTCTCGATGACCTCGGGGTCGTGGCTCACGCCGCCGATCGACAGGCAGAACGCCTCGCCGCTCTCGATGCTCTTGAGCAGCTCCTCGTCGGGCTTGAACGCGACGAGGATGCCGGCGGTGCCGTGGGTGTCGACATCGCACGCCTTGGCGATGTCCTCGGTCATGCCCCAGCACGACACGATCGAGCCACGAGCGCCACCGGAGTGGTTCGCCTTGATCGTGCGGTCCTCGACCGGCAGTGCCGAGAGCTCGAGCGCCGCGAGGAGGATGTCGTCCTCGGGGATGTGGTCGCCGTGGCTGTCTTCGTAGGCCTCGCCGTCCTTCTTGGCGAAGCACGACCAGCCGAAGCACATGCCGAGCTTCTTGTCGAAGCGCAGCGGCTCGGGCGAGGTCTTCGCGAAGGCGAGAGGCTTGCTCACGAGCGCCAACTTGCGGCACGCGCGCGTGCGAGACCAAGAAACGAATTTGGAACCCGACAGCGAGCGTCGCTAGCGTCGACGTCGTTGCAGATCGTGACACTCAACGACGACGAGCGGCCGAAGAGCGCGCGCCAGATCGAAGAGCACTTCGGCTGGCGGCCGGGAATGATCCGCGCGTGGCGACACCGCGGCGTCGGCCCGCCGGTGTTCGCACAGCCCACGCCGCGGGGCTACATGTACCGGATCCGCGACGTGCTCGCGTGGCTGGTCAGCACAGGACGCGCGGCGAACGCAGCGCCCGAGGAGAAGCAGACATGACCGAGGACTCCAAACGATGGGCCGACACTGCGACGAGCCCGGTCGCCGACATCAAGGCCGAAGCCGAGCGGCTGCTCGGGAAGCCGCTGCGCATCGCGGCCGGGCCGCCCGAGGCTGTGCGCTTCCGCGCGACGCCGTGCGAACGCATCGTCATCGAGCGTTCGCCTGCCCAGCTCGGCGTCGAAGGCTGCCGGTGCGGGTGCAGCGATGGGAGGCGGGTGCGATGAGCGCCGCGATCGTTCGCACGATCGGCCCGAACGTGAAGCAGCTCATTGCGATGCGCGCCTCGGTGCTCGCCATCCCGAGTGGGACGCAGAACCCGCTGGCTGTCGGCCTCGGCGTGTTGCTCGATCCCGCCACGATGAAAGCGCATCTCGCCGCCGCGCAGAGTGAGATCCTGGCTGCAGTCGATGCCGTAAAGGCGGCGCCCGACAACCGCTGGGGCGACGACGACGAGGCGATCGCTGGGGAACTGCTGCGCCGGGCAAAGGAGAGACGTCCCCGATGATCGACCTCGGCGCCATCACGATTACGTGCGACCACGAAGGCTGCGCGGCGCGCCTCAAGACCTCGACGTCGAGCCCGCACGCTGCGCGCGACAGGGCGCGTCGCGAGGGCTGGGCAACGCGCCTGACGCGAGACGCTTTCGCGCGTGCCCTCGAATACTGCCCCGACCACGCAGCGGCGCACGAGGCTGACACGATCGACGGGCGAGCGTTCTAGGCCGCCGCCGGTGCCGCCGTGCCGTCGAGGTAGGCCTGCGCGGCCTCCTTCGAGGCGAAGACCTTCACCGAGCGTCCACACCGGCAGTTCGCTAGTTCCTCGACGGGCGCATCGCGGTCGCCGGGGTGCTTGAGCAGGTTGCCGAGCCCGCTGCGAAACAACTCGCCCCACCGCTTCCGCTGCCCGTTCATCGACGAGTGCCAGTGCCGCGAGCGCGGCGGGCCGCCGGCGTGCCACGTCTGGATCGCGAGGTCGGCGTCGAGCGTGCCGTCGTCGATCGCCTGCTGATACGCCTCGTGCTGGCCGGCGTGCACGGCCGACATCGTCTCCGTGCGCGAGATGACCTCCGCTCGGTACCGCAGCGCGCGCTGGTAGTACCGCTCGACGAGCTTGTCGATCTGCTTCGCCGTGAGCGGCTTCGCCTCATCGATCGCGCGGCGGACCGTGCCGTCGTACCGGGCGTCGCGGAGCTCCATGCCGAGCGCGCCGCGATCGAGCGTCTCCAGCCGGCGGCGGTACGAGCGCACCCATTCGGCCTGCTTCGGCGTGAGGCCGATCGAGTCGCGTATAGCACGCGCCTGTTCGCGTGGGTTCGTGCCCGACTTGATCCCGTCGGCCATCACCTCCCACGCCTCTTCGCGCATCGCGTGAATGACGCGCTGTCGGTTCGATCGGAGCTGCGCGACGGCGCGCTCGTTCGTGCCGTCGTAGGTCACCACGACGTCGAGCTTCTTCGAGAGCTGCTCGGCGACCTCGTTGGCGACGAGCGCGGTGACGGCCTCGGTCTGGGCGGCGAACAGCGCGGCCCCGCGCTCGACCTCGTCGAGCACGGTGGCGATGGTGCCCGATTCGAGCGCGTCCTCGAGCTTGGCGAGGGTGGCACGCGATCGAACGCGCTGCATGGCGGCCAGGTAGCGGCGGCGAACACGCGGGGTCTGGCGGTCGAGAAGCTCCTGCAGGCGCTTGCGGGTCATCCGGGCCTCGGGACGCCGGGACCCGGCATCGCGGTGGGCGGAGGCCGCCCGTCAGCGCGCGCAACCTCATCGACTCGATCGCACCATCCCTGGTACGGCGTCTCGTTGCGCACCTCGATGACGCGTTCGAGCAACGCGCGATGAGAGCACCCGCGCTCGTGCTGACGATGCGCCGGGCAGGTGCACCCGACAGCGGTGGCGCCGAACGAGCACGCCCCGCGACATGACGCGCAACCGCACTCGACGCACACCGGCGTCGGCGCGCCGCGCCACCACGCAAGGAGTCGCCGCCACCACGGCGCGCGTACGCGAGCGACAGGCAGCGGCGCGCACCAGCACGGCGCACGACCGTCCCACGCGCAGTGAAACCCGTGCGCCTCGTCGAATGCGTCCGCCTCGTGGCGGGGACAGATCGGCCGGCCGAGCATGGACACGTCAACAGTCTCGTCGTCTGCCGAGTAGCGCCTGATCATGCCGCCGGCTCCTGCACCACGACCACGCCGAGCGCCTGCAACTCGCCGAGGATCTCGTCGAGCACCGTGTCGATGCCGCTCGCCATCACACGCTGGCCCTCGGTCTGCTCGACCTTCGGCACGATCAGGATCACGAGCCGATCGACCGGCCGCTCCTCGGGGCGGTCTCGCAGCGCCTTGCGTAGCACCCGCGCCACAGCCACGCCCTCGACCACGCGCGGCGCGCCGTCGGCGAGCATATCGGCGACGTGCTGCGATGCCTGCGACCAGCCCATGCCGATGAAGTCGTCGGTCGACACGAGCGGCAGGCCAAGGGCGAGCGCCACGGCGCGCGCCGAGCTCGACTTGCCCGTGCGCGGGCCGCCGACGATCGCGATGCGCATCACCGCACCGCCAGCGAAAACGTCGCGGCCGCTGCGTCACGGTCCACGATCGTGACCACCGCCCGCGTCACCCCGCCCGCCACCTGGACGCGGTCACCAGCGCGTGGCTCTATCGCCCCGCCACTGATCGTGTCGCCCAGGAGCACGACCATCACGTCGGTGCGCTTTACCAACGTGCCGTCGATGTGCCGTTGCTCGAGTGCCGCCTCGAAGCCCTTGCACGGGTAGGTTGCGGTCACCGGCTGCGTGCCGCCGGCGAGGTTGCCGGGCTCGCGAGTGGTGCCGGTGACGCGGGTGAGGGTGCAGTCGAGGAGGCCGGGCCCGATCTTCTGCGCGACGATCTTCGCGATGTCGACGCCGAACAGCTTCACGCCCATGGTCAGCCCCCGCCGTTGATGCCGAACTCGTCGCACGCATCGAACGCCGACTCGCCGTCGACGCCCGCCGCGTAGCTGCCGGCGCCCACGCCGCTCGACGACGTGCCCGCAAGGTACGGCGCGAGCAGCTCGGCGACGCGGCCAGGTAGCCGTCCACCGTCGCGCGGGCCGAACCACTCCACGTTGACGCCCTTCGCGTCCACACGCTTGATCTTGTCCTCGGTGGTGGTCGTCGTGAAGATCGACGAGTCGGCGAGGCCGGCGAGCGCGAGTTCGTAGGCGGCGTCGATGATCGCCTGCGGCAGACCGGCCGTCGTCGGGTCGGCGTGGGTCTCGTCGGCGAAGTCGAGCCCGGAGATTACGCGCGTCGCGCTGACGAGCGCCTGCTTCTGTCGCTTGCCGCTGCTGGCTGTGTTCTCCGACGAGTTGTAGATCGGTTCGCGAGCGAGATCGCCGAGCGCGTACTCCTCGAGCGAATCAGCGCCCGTGTGCGTGCCGTACACCGAGTAGTCGACCGCGGAGATGGTGACCGTGCCCATGGCTTACTCCTCCTCCTCGGGGTCGTCGTCCTCGTCAGGATCTTCCTTGCCGAGCTTGGCCATCTCGGCCGCGACTGCGCGCTCCTCCTCACGCCGCAGCACGAGGTCTGCGTCGTCGTGGGCCCTCATCGGCGGCGCGCCGAGGTGCTCGAGGAAGAAGTTGACGATCTCCTCGACGCGGTCGGGCGAGGCGCCGGCCTTCTGGAGGAAGTCGCCGACGGCCGCCATCGCGCTCGGGATGTCCTGGAGCTCGATCGCGGCCCACGTGAGCGTCGGCGCCGTCTCCGGGTCCCAGCCGTTCCACGCCCAGAGGGGCATGACGAGGTCGCGGCGGAAGGTCTCCGCGATGCGGTTGAGCACCGACGTCACCGTGCGAATCGCCGCCGCCATCTTGCTCGCGTGCATCGCGTCGGAGCCGCGACCCTCCTGGCCGAGGAGCAGGTACTCGAAGCCGAGCAGCGCGAGCAGCTGCCACGTGAGCCGATCGATCCGCCGCTCGAGCGCGTCGAAGCTCGAGGCCTGCGAGGCGAGCACCTCGGCGTGCCACCGCCGCACCGGCGACGGGCTCTGATCGGTCGACGGGTAGGTGCTCGAGTCGAGGATGAGCCCGCCACCCTTGCGCACCTTGGCGTCGACGAAGTTCTTGACCGGCTGGAACTCGGCGTCGAAGTCGGTCGCCGTGTAGCCGCTGTCCTTCTGCGCGACCTTCCCCTTCCGCTCCATCACCGGCCCGTACACGATCGGGACGCCGTTCACGTCCTTCTCGAAGGCGCGGTTCTGGTAGCGGACGAGCTCCTGCATCTGCCGCACCGCCTCGGCGAGCTGGCGCATGACGCCGCAACCCTCCGGGTGGTCCGTGATCGGGATGTCCTTCGTCCACACCAGGCGGCCGCGCTCGATCGGGTGCTCGGTGCCGTCGTTCGGATCGCGCTGCACGATCCCGACGACCTGGCCGCGCTCGTGCTCCCACCGCTCGACGGTGTGCGGCGACAGCTTCATCAAGTCGAGCAGACCAAAGCGGCCGTCGGCGAGCCGCTTGAACGTCCACGCCTGCAGCGCGTAGCCGTCGAGCGTGGACATCGCCGCCGACATCACGGCGTCGGCCCACTGCGTGTCCATGGAGCCGATCTGCTTCTGCAGCCAGGCCGCGCGCTCCTGATCCTCGGGCGTCGCCTCCTCGGCGGCGTCGGCCTTGTACGGCTCGACGGTCCACGTCGGCGAGCCCGCGAGCGTCAGGTACGCGCGCACGCCGAGCCCGACCGGGATGACGTTGCGCTTCCACTCGTCGAAGTTCCTCCACCTCGACGCGCCCACCATCTCGCCGTTCTTCTCGTTCGACTGCGGATAGCCGCCGTACCACGAGTAGCCCGGCACGCCCGCGCGCTCGGTCGGGCCGGCCGCCTTCTCGACCGCCGCCGCCTCGGTCGCCGACGAGGCCCGCTGCCCATGCAACGGCTCCTCCGACACGGGGTGGTAGTCGTCGAGCGCGTTACGCACAGGTTCCGGCGGCGGCATCGACGCGACGCCGAGCCAGGACGTGAAGCGAGAGAGCGCACGCATGGTCGGGGCCATGCTGCGGCCGCGATGGCGCGCGCCCCACATTCACTCGTCGTACGTGCCGGCATCCGACGGCGCCCAGGTTCCGACCTGGTTCGTGTCGATCCCGCCGCCGCCGCGGTGGAGCAGGTTGAAGGCGTGCCGCGCCCAATCGACCTGATCGTCGTGCGGGTCATCGAGGCCGGTGAACTCGCGGTGCTCCTCGATGAGTGCTCCTCGATGAAGTCGTGCCAGTCGTCGAGCGGGTCGTCCGGGTCGGAGAGCGGCACCTCGACGCGCGCCTGGTTCCATGCGTCGGCGTAGGGCGTCGCGCCCTCCATCTTGCCGCCCTTCGTGAACGCCGCCGGCAGCGGGAAGACCTGCACCTCGCCATCGAGCGCGCGGATCACGTCGGGCATCGCCGAGAAGCCGCCCACCGCTTCGACGTAGATCGGTAGCCCGTACTCCTTGGCCATCGGCTTNNCCGAGGCCTGCGCGCGCTTGTTGCGGAGGATGCGCGCGCGCTCGTTCTCGCCGATGCCGATCATTCCCATGACGCCGGCGGCCTGGTAGTCGCTCGAGGTCTTCTTCGTGCCCGCCGGATCCCACACGAGCGCGAGGCGCCACGCCTGCCCGTCGAGGCCAAGCCCCTCGAGCTTGTAGCGTTGCGGCTCGTCCTGGAAGAGTATAAGAGACAGTCCTGGAAGAGCTTCGAGTCGCGCGGCCGCGGCTCCTGCTGGTAGAGCGACCACCAGCGATAGGCGCCCTTCGCGCGCTGCTTCCGCGCCCACTCGATGTCGTAGCCCGCCTCGGGCCAGAGCGCGATGTGGATGTCGGGGTCGAAGTCCTGCCCCCGCGCACCACCGTCGACGGGTTCGCCGGTGCGCGCGTCGACGACCGCGGCGAGCTTGATGTGCTCCCACGTCTCGCCGAGCCCGTCGCGCATGATACGGCCGAGCGGGTCGTCGAGGTGCCATCGTGTGCCGACGAGGAAGTTGCTCGCGCCGCGCTCCATGCGCGTCATGACGTCGTCGAGCAGGTACTCGAAGGTCTTGTCGCGGATGAGGCGCGACTCGGCCGCGATGCGGCCCTTGAGCATGTCGTCGTTCACGATCGCGCCGCTGTTGCAGCCGCGCCCGGTGATGTCGCCGCCGACGCTCGTGGACTTGAGCCCGCCGTCGAAGGTCGTTGCCCAATCGTGCACGTTGGCGCGGTCGTCGGCGATCGGGACGCCGGCCTTGCGCGCGAGCTTGCGCGTCTTGTACGAGAAGTCGGTCGCGAGCGAGTCGCCGAAGGTGACGTAGAAGTTGAGGCACGCCGGATCGCGAAGAAGTCGCCACGCGAGGTACTGGCGCAGCGACGTCGACTTCCCGAAGCGCGGCGGCATCGAGCAAGTGACGTGCACCGGCCGAATGCGGCTCTCCTGGAACAGCGCGTAGAGCCGACGCAGGTGCCGCGGCACGACGCGTCCGAGCTCGGGCGAGTGCTGGTGCACGAAGTCGACGAAGGACAGCCCGCCGTGCTGCGCTTCGTACAGCGTCCGGTACCGCTCCTGGTCGGCGGGCGACAGCCGCGCCAGCTCAGCCGGCGTCAGCGCCACCAGTCGGCTCGCTCGGTGCGGACGCCGCCTCGCGCGCACGGCGCTCGAGCTCGGCCAGCTCGTCGAGACGCGTCGCCGGCGTCGCCTTGATGGCCGCGATCACCGCGTCGAGGCCTCCGGTGCCCACCTCGACCTTCGTGAGCTTCAAGCCGAGGAGGTCCATGATCTTCCCGGCCGCGGCGATCGCGTTCTTCCGGTCCTTGGCCTCGCGGCACTCGAGCAGGAGGTCCTCGAGGATGCGGAGCAGCCGCGCGCGCTCGAAGGGTGCGGCGTCCTTGTCGATCTCGGCCCACCGCTCCGAGATGGCTTGCTTGTAGCGCCAGACGTGTCGCTCGGTCAGGCCAAACTGGCGAGCGATCTCCTCGACAGCGAGCCCCGGCGACTTCCCGCGCGAGAGCAACTCGGAGAGCGCGCGTCGGACCTCAACCCGCCCGAGTTGCGCGTCCGCCTGCTCCTGCTCCTCGGGCGTGAACGTGGTGACGGTCGCGCCTTCGGCGTCTCGTCGCTTCCGCGGGCGGCCGAGCGGCTTGCGCGTGGTCCGTGGCTTGGTCTTCGGCTTCGGGGGCATGGCGTGCGCCTGTCCACGATTGACACCAACTGACGCGACTTCCCCAATTTGGGTTCGCGCTCGCACCTCGGTGACGGTGCCGTGGTGCCCGACGACCGCGACCGGCGCCGAGAGGCGGACCCGCTCCACGACACGGTGGACNNNNCTCCACGACACGGTGGACGAGTCGACGGGCGTGGTGCGCGACGCGGTCGACCCGGACAACACGCCGATCGACAAGCTGATCGCGCTCATCCGCGAGGACGTGGGCCTCCTGTCGGCGCGGGACGAGCGCCTCATCCGTGCCGTGGAGGCGCACCGGGAACGGGCGCAGGAGCGCAGCGAGAAGCGCCGCCCGCAGCCCGCGTCACCCGAGGTCGATCGCGCCCAGCTCGTGTCGCTGCTCGCCGAGGACATGGCGCAGTGGGAGCCGTTCCAGCACCTCCACGCGAAGGCCGAAGCCGCGCACAAGCTCGCCGAGAAGGCGGAGGCGCGGTGGAAGTGGCCGATGCGGATCGCCTCGATGCTCGCCGCCGGCGCGCTCGGCGTGGTGGGCTGGGTGCTCTCGGAGACGCGCTCGAGCGGCTACGAGGCGCGCACGACCGAGGTGTACCGAGCGCAGGTCGACGCGAACGCCAAGGCGATCTTGGTGCTCGACGACGCGCTCGACGATGTTCTGCGAGAGCTGGCCGAGATCCGTGGGCGGATGTCCCGCGGCGGCTACCCGATTCGCATGGTGCCGGTCACCGGCCCACGCACCGAACCCGATGACGACGATGGAGAGTGACCGATGAAGAAGATCCTGTTCCCGCTCATGATCGTGTGTGCCGTGGCCCTCGGCTACGGCTCGATGTTCGCCGCCAACGCGATCGGCGAGGCCGAGGCGCCGGCGCCGGTGGCGCTGATGGTCGATGCCGGACCGGCGGCGGAGCCGGGCCCGGGGCCCGCGGCGGCAGCCGTGGGGGTCGAGCCGACGCAGCCGAGCATCGTCGCGCCCTCGGGGCCCTGCATCGATCGAGACGGGCCGGGGCCGGCGCCGTGCATCGCGACGCCTCTCGACGCCCACGGCGAGTCGCTGGATACCGCGCGCGCAGCGCAGAAGGTCGGATGGCCGCTGCTCGTGCTCGTGCTGGCGTTCGGCCTGCTGACGGCGCTCGCCGGGCGGATCAAGTGGCTCGGCGAGGGGTATCGAGCCCTGGCGTCCGCCGGGCTGATCGCCGGGTTGGCGGCGGCGGCGAACGCGAGCTTCGCCGGCGGCTCCTACTACGCGATGGCCACGGCGGCGGCGGGTGCCGTGCTGCTCGCCCTGCAAGGCAACCGGACCGTCGCCGAGCTGGTGAAGTCGGCGAAGGGCGGGGCGTGATGGAGCCCCGCGAGCTGACGGTCCTGCGCGAGAGCGGCGAGCACATCGCGCAGTTCTTCTCCTACGCCCACCTACCCGAGAAGATGCAGGCGGTCTCGCGGCCGTTCGCCGAGCTGGCGGCCACGGTCATCGAGACGTGCCCGCGGAACCCGGAGCGCACGGTGGCGCTGCGGAAGCTCCTCGAGGCCAAGGACGCAGCGGTGCGGGCGTTCATCGCGAAGGACGTGCCGCGGTGAGCGACCTGCCCGAGTACAAGCTCGAGGGCTACGCGTCCGCCGGTGACGTGCTGCAGCTGCACCCGGATGGCGTGCTGCGCCGCAAGCCGCCGACCCCTCCGCCTGTGCGCGAGGACCTCGGCACGCACACGTGCGGGCGCCGCACCGAGGACGGTGTGCCGCCAGACGGGCGGCCGGGGCCCGACACGTGGCGCGAGCGCCCGGGTGAGCTGCCGTCCTGCTCGTACTGCGGCTCGATGCACCCGAACGAATTCATGCGCATCGCCGAGGGCGGCGTGCATGAGCTCGGCCCCACCGACAAGAGCTACAAGGTCTACGTCGATAGCCACCGGCCGTCGAAGTTCTACTTCCAGCACCTCACGCTCGAGCAGCGGCACCGGTTCATCGAGCTGCTGAACGCGGGCACGATGAAGATCGGCTTCCCGGGCCGGTTCTACTCGCGACCGTTCTTCGTGCAGTACTCGAAGCCGGCCGAGGGCGCCTAACGTGCTGACCGCGGCCATCATGCTCGGTGCGGCAGCAGGTGACCGCGGCTGCGCGGTGGCGCTGGTGATGGCCGTCGTGATGGTCATGGCGCTGGAGGTGCGGTGATGGAGGCGGTCGCCGGTCTCGTCGTCCTCGCGGTCATCCTCGGCGGCACCGTCACCGCGGTGGTGCTCGCGTACCGCCAGGCGCTCGCCGACCGGGACGCGCGCCGGGTGGCCGAGGTCGAGCGCGCAGAGATCGCTGGCGAGTTGCGCCTCACCGAAGCCGCCCTGGAGACGAGCGAACGCTTCCGCCTCGCGGAGAAGTCCCGAGGCGACGCACTGGAGGAGGAGCTTGCCGATGCTGACCGTGCTGCGATTGCCGATCCTGACCCTGGTGCTCGTCGTCGCGTGCTCGCGCGGTGGAGGGCGTCCCTCGACACCGCAGCCGCCTCGGCCCGTGCTGGTCGAGACGCCGGGCCTGTGTCTGACCCAGCAGCCGCCGATGCCGACCCCTGAGCTACTTGCCATCGCCGACGAAGGGACGCCGACCCCGGACCAGGAGGCGCTCTTGTGGACGTACCTGGAGGCGGTGGAGTCGTACGCATGGCGGGCGTGGAAGCTCTGCGGGCGAAGGGCGGTGGAGAGGTGAGAGACGCCGTCGAGGCCATGGTGGGCACGGTACTCGTCATCCTGCTCCTGCTCGAGATGATCGCGGTCGCGTCGTGGCTGGGCGCCTGCAACCGCACCGTCGAGTACCCGGAGCCGCAACCGTGCCCCGCGCTCGCCAAGCTACCGACCGGCGAATTGGTTCGGGTCCCCGCTGAACCGTCATGCCCGCTGCCGGGTCCGAGACCGGAGCCCACGCTGGCGGCATCAGTCGAGCCGGCGGACGTGATCTACGCGGCGACGATGACCGTGCTGGACCTCTCGCGATGGGGAGACGAGGTCGAGCTCTACGCCGGGTGTGTGGCGGCGCTGCCGGAGGGTGAGCCGTGACGATCGGGCTTTTCATCGTCGGCGCTATCGCCTTCGTCGTGATGCTCGGCGCTGGCGGCTACTGGCTCGTGCGCACGATCGCCGGCCCGAACGATGTGATGGACCGCGATCGGGATGGGGACATCTACGAATGATGGCCCCGCGCGCGACCGCCCGCTTCCTCCTCGCGCTGACCGCGTCCTCGGTCGTGTGGACCGCGCTGCTCGCGTGCCTCGGGTGGACCGCCGCCGCCGGGCTCTGCGCGGCCGGCGGCGTCTGCTCGCTCGTGGCCGCTCTCGTCCTGTGGCGCTGGGTGATGCCCTGGTGGTGGGGGATCGCCGCGGCGGGCGCGCTGTTCGACCGGAGGCGCAAGTGACCGCCATCAAGCCCCGCAGCCACGCCGTCAACCCCACCGCCGAGGTGCAGTCGTTCCGCGTGCAGCAGAGCGCGCTGGCGACGCAGATCGCGATCGTCGAGGGGCGCGCGATGATCTGCGGCCACGACCCGATCGCCGGCCGCGACTTCACGATCACCATGACGCGGTTCTACGTGGATCGTCGCCCCGTCGAGGACGGCTTCGCGCCGGCCGACGACGACCCGTTCACGTTCGACCTCAGCGACACGAAGGAGTAGCCCATGCCCTCGTTCCTCTCCCGCCTTCTCGCGCCCTTCCTCGCGACGTGGCGCCAGCTCCTCACGCCGCCCGCCATCCCGTCCACCGACGTGCTGATGAGCGAGACGGAGTCCGAGATCGATGCCGACGTGATCGAGGCATGCGGCAAGCTGGCGATGGCACGCCTGACCGAACTGTGGCGGCAGGATATCTACGACCCTCGCCACACCGAGACGAGCGAGAACGCCGAGCGGTGCCGCGCTGCGATCCTCGACATCATCCACAACGGCGGCGGGTGGCGGTGGATCAAGCGATACGGCGGCGACGGCGCACCCGCGGCAGAGCACGCCGAGTGGTGCGGCTTCACGCAGGCGTGGGCGTGGGCGCCGTGGATCCCCGAGGAGACGCGGAAGACGTGGTGGGCGTCGACGTACCGGCTCGATGCGTGGGCGCGCTATGCGGCGCTCGACATGAGCGGGAAGACCACGCCGAACCCGAAGCCGGCGCGCGGGCCCTTCCGCCTCTACGTCAAGCTCGACGAGCACTCGACGAAGCTTCCATTCCAGCCGCAGGCCGGTGACATCCTGCTCGTGGGCGACGGGAAGCCTGACTACGGCGACCACGTCTGCGGCGTGCTCGGGTACGACGAGAAGCGGCGGATGTTTTCTACGTTAGAAGGAAACGGCGGCGGCCTAGGGCCAGATGGAAAGAAGCAGCACGGTCTAGTGAAGGCCGAACGCCCCCTTGGGGCGACGTCCGGTCACTCGTACCACGCGCGGCGCCTCATCCGGCTTTCGCCGTCGGACCTGATTCCGTAGCCCACGCGCCGTCGTTGAGTACGTGGCTGACGGCTGACTCCGAGCAGCCGACCGCGTCGGAGATGGCCTTGTAGCTGTTGCCTTCTGACCGCAGCGCGCGAATGCGTTCCGCCTTCTCCGGGGTGAGAACGACACCGCGACGATTCCTCGCCTGTGTCGTCGGCAGCGCCCACCGGCAGTTGCCCGGCTCGTAACCCTTGGTGCCGTCGACGCGATCGATGGAGTGACGCTTCGACGGGCGCGGGCCCATGTCGGCGAGGAACGCCGCGAAGCTCTCGCGCCAGCGGTCGCACACGGTGATTCCGCGGCCGCCATAGTCCGCGTAGTCGCCGCAGTTCGTGTCGGCGCACCGCTGGCGCATCCGCTTCCACAGGCCGAAGTCCGGGTGGCGTCGCTCGTCAGCGCGAGCGAGCCCATGCCTGAACTTGACCCTCGAGATACGCTCAGCCGCGCCCTCGCGCTGAAAGCATCCGCACGAGCGGGTCTTGCCGTTGCGAAGGGTTCCTGCGCGGACCACTAGTTCGCCGCCGCAGTCGCAGCGGCAGTGCCATGCAGCGTCTTTCCACTCGGGCTTGGCGACGCGCTCGATGACGAGAAGCCGCCCGAACCGCTGACCGCGCAAGTCAATGAATGCCGGCATGTGACATCGATAGTCACGAATACCGGCGGCGCAAGGCCGAGCGACCGCTGGGCGCGCGCTCGGGCCACGGCTACCACGCGCGACGGCTGATCCGCGTGGCCCCGCACGACCTTATCGGGTAGCTAGCGCGCGTCGAAACAGCCGCGCGGGCACTCGTAGCCATCCTCGTACACCGTGCCGCAGCGGCCACACGTGACCATGCCGTGGTCGCGGCAGCGCGCGCAGAGGCGCGGCTCGGAGCCGAGGTGGACAGCCAGGAACTGCGGCCCTTCGATGCTGGGATCGGGCGCGGCCGCCGGGTTGTCGCGCCGCTCGCCGCAGGACGGGCAGTGGAAGGAAACGGGGACGATCACGTTTCGCGCTCCCATGATGCTGGCTGCGGTCGCGCGGCTGTGTCGAGGTCGATGTTCTCGAATGCCGTGTGCTCCTCGGGACGGATGAGTACCTGCACGAAGTCATCGTCGACGTCCTCGGGCTCGATCGCGGCGCGCACTACAGCGACAAGGTTCTCGACGTCGAGGTGATTGACGGCACCGACGAGAACGCGCCCGTTCATGATCTTCGACCCGTCGTGTGCATGGTCGGCGACGGCGAAGAGGCGAACGCTTTGGCTCTCCCACAGCGCGGTGTTGATGCGATCGATCATCCGCTGCTCGACCTCGGGGTCGCCGGACGGGATCGCGACGATGACGTCGGTGACGCGGCTCATCGCTCCCTCGGTGGTAGCACGGCGCCCTGGCGTACGACGGCGCGCGGCCGCTGCCATGTCCACGGCACGTGAGCGTGCCGCTCCACGAGACCCATGATCTCGAGCTGGGACAGGGCATCCATGAGGGCGTCCGTGGACGGCCGCTCGGATTCGACGAAGCGGTCGGCGATCTCGTCGAGACCGAAGGCGAAGTCGCCGAGAATGAACCACACCTCGAAGACGATGCCGCCCTTCGCCTTCAGGCGTTCCGCGATCTCGCGATCCCGGCTGCGGTCCGGGCGGTTGCCGCGCACGAGCCTCGGCGGCCCTGGCGGCTCCACCTCATCGACCGCCGCCTGCAGCGCCGCGATCACCTCGCGGGCCTTGGCGGGGGAGAGCCACACGCCAGCGGCCTCGTAGTCCTCGTGCACGCTCAGCATGATCGGAGACGACGGCCCAGGGCAGTCGCGCGCGCGAGGCTCGCCAGCCGCGAAGTCGGCGAGCGTCTCGACCGTCACCTCATGCTCGTGGTCGGCGGGGCGGCCGTCGGGGATCTTGATGGTGGTCATGCTGGCGCTCCTCGGTACGTGTCGAATCCCTCGAACCCTCGATCACGCAGCCTGTTCACGACGAGCTTCTCGATCGCGGCCTCGTGCGCAGCTCGGCTGTCGGTGAGCTGCCCGAGCAGCGTGGGCACGGTGTCGAGGTTGATCGTCTCGGCGGCCCGCTGGCCTGCGAAGCAGCCGTGCGCCTCGACGGTGAGCACGGAGGTGCGGCGCGCGATCTCGCCCCGCTCGGGGTCGCCGGGCTCGGAGTAGATAACGCCGCTCACCTCGCAGTACGCGCCGCACGCGCGGCACCGGGTGTAGGCGGTCGGGCCTTGGACCTCGATGGTGTCGGGGATCTGGATCGCGTCGTCGGGCATGGTCATCCTCCTCAGTCAAGCGTCAGCGTCTTCAGGTCGAGTCGCACCGCTTCCCGCGCGACGGCGTAGCGTTCGGCATGGAACGGCGGCTCGGTTGGCGACGGCATGTTCTTCACGAACCACGTGCAGCGTACCGCTACGGCGGCAGAGCACGTCGGGCACTCGACACCGAGCGCCGCCATCGGCGTCAGAATCTCGGTGAGGCGCGCGAGGGCGCGGTCTTTTGCATCTGCCATGAGGGCTCCTGTTGTAGCGTGTCGGGGTGAGAACGTGCTCGACCTGCGGCTGCCGCGCGCCGCTCTGCCGTGAGTGCTGCGATGCCGCGCTCGACCAGTTCCGAGGCGTCGCGGCACTGCGCGGGCTGCTCCTCGGCGAGTCCGCGCGTACGCGTCGCCCGAGCAGCCCGCCGACGGAGGCCGAAGCCCGCGAGAAGGTCCGCGACCTCGCCGCCGGCGACGAGCGCCTGGTCGAGCTGCTCGCGCGCGTCTGCGCCGACGCGGCCGCGCTCGAGTACGCCGAGCCGACGCAGCGGCCGGGCGGGGTGGCGTTCACCGTCGGGTGCGAGGCGTCGCATCAGCTGACCAGCGGCAGGAAGGTGCGCGCGGATCTGTCGCCGAGTTGGCGCGGCGAGAAGCGAGCGCCCGCCCACTCCGCCCATGGGATGCGCTTGTCGTAGGCGCCCACCACCCACCGTTGGAAGCCGACGAGCTCGGGCGTCCGAACAAATGGCATCGGGTAGGGTCGAGCTCCGAACTCGCGAAGCCTCGCCCGACGGTGATCGCGATCCTCGTGCGTCTCGCCCGGCCAGTAGCCGACGAGCATGTAGACCATGATGTGGTCAGGCTTCACGCCGTGCTTCACTAGCGCCTCGAGGCCGGCGAAGAGCCGCGCCTCGTCCTTGCGGTTGTCCCAGGCGGTGTAGATGCGGCGCACCTTCATCGAATCGTCGCGGTAGTCGACGCTCGCGATCGCGGCCGCCGCCTCGTCGTTGAGGACGCGCGCGTTGATGCCCTGCGAGAAGCACACCTTGAAGCGCCCGGCGCGGAGCTCGTCGATGCGCGCGGGCCAGTCGGGGTTGCCGAAGAAGTCGTTGTCGAGGAGCACGACCTCGCGCGGCGCGTCTCCGCCGCGCCAGATGTCGGCGATGCTGGCGGCGGACCGGATCGCGCCTTCCTTGCGAGGTACGACGCAGAACGGGCACCGCAGGCGGCAACCACGCTGCGTGAAGCCGATCGACTGCCGGTACTTCGGGTACACGCTGTAGTCGGGCGCAGCCGCGACGCCGAGCTGCTCGACCGTGGTGGTGAAGTCCCAGCCGGTTCCGCCAAGAACCGCGCCGGGGTAGATGCACGCGACGCGCTCGCCCAGCGCCCGCGTGCGTTCGAAGATCAGGGAGCCGTAGACACGGTCCCACTTCGGGTCGCCGAGCTCGGGCTCGACCGCGGCGGCGTTGCCGGCGTGCCGGAGCACGACGTCATCCCCGGCGGCGCGGTGGTGCGCGGCGAGCCGCATCAGGGCGAGGTTCGGAAGCCGCCCGTCGAGGTGGAGGAGCAGGACCTTCACGATTCCTCGGCGGCGCGCATGACGGCGAGCCCGAGATCGCAGGCCGATCGGACTGCACCAAGTCTTGGTGCAGCACCGCCGTCGTCGGCGGATGTCCCTGGATCCGGTGCGCCGTGACCACGTGGGGTTGCGGTCGGCGATGAGCCGCCGAGAACCGAGGGTCGTTCCTTCGAACCCCTCCTCCGGAGCCCATCACCACCAGTCATTGCGGGCGCTTCCGACGACTGCACCATGACTGCACCAAACCGCGCCGCCGCGACGGCCGGCAGCGGGATGATCTCGCCGCCGCTCGACCGGTGCAGGCGCAGCTTCGCGAGCTCGCGGCAGACGATCTCCCACTGCCGCCCGCGGTTGTAACCGTCGAAGGCCGAGCGCGACTTCTTCGTGTGCGTCACGCGCGTCTCGAGGATGTGCTCGTCGGCGCCGTCCTCGAGCGCCAGGGTGATGAACGTCGCCCGCATGTCGTAGTGCCGCCGCGGCCGGAAGCCGAGCGCCGGCAGGTCCTCGTCGCGCCAGCGGCGCGCCGAGTAGTAGGTCGGCCGGAACGGCTCCGCCTCTCGGCGCGTGACGCGTGCGGCGGCGTCCGCCGGCGGCAGCGGCACGATCAGGTCCTCTGAGCCCGGCGGCCGCCCCATCATCTCGGCCCAGCCTGCCAGCTTCCACTCGGCCAGGATCGCCGCGAGCGTCGGGTGCACCGGGATATACTTCACCGAGTCGGTCTTCGTCGACTTCGTGCGGAACTGGCGGGTCGAGAACGCGAGCGCGACGAACAGCTCGCCGAGCGGCTGCTTCGCCGCCTCGTAGTGGCGCCAGCGGAGCGCGGCGGCCTCACCGGGACGCACGCCGGCGAGGAGCTCGAGCGCGTACACGACGCGACGATCGGCCGGGATCTGCGGCGACGAGATGATCGCGGTCGCCTCGTCGCGCGTGAAGACGGCGTCCTTGCGCCACTCGGGATCCTTGTCGCGCTTCGGGCCGAGCTGGCGCTCGGTGAGGATGCAGGGCGACTGCCCGATCAGCCCGGCGAGCCGCGCGTCGCGGAAGAGCGCCGACACGACGGCGTAGATGTTGTAGACGGTTCGCTGCGCGACCGGTTCGCCGGTCTGCGCGCTCGGCGTGGTGCGGATGCGGCGGACCAGGTCGACGAGGTGCTGCGTGTGGACGTCGGCGAGCGGCATGTCGCCGATCACTGGCAGCACGTGCGCCTCGAGGCGTCCGCGGTCGTGCTTCCAGTCGTGGCCGAGCGCCTCGCGCTCCTTGAGCCACTGCGCGACGTACCTCCTGACCGTCATCGGGCCCGCCCCGGCGCCTGCGCGCTCGTTGCGCTCGCGCTCGGCGTCGAAGCGCCGCTGCGCGTCGCGTAGGAACTTCTCGGCCTGTTCCTCCTCCTCCTGACGGAACCCGGTCGCGAGCTGCTCCCACTTCCCGGTGACGCCGCGGACCTTGCCGTACCAGCGGTTGCCGCGCAGGAACATGATCACGTGCTTCTTCAACGCGCGCCCCGCGAGAGGATGCGCGTGATCCGCTGGGCGCGCCGAGCGTCCTCGTCAGGCCGCGCACGCGGCGCGATCACGGCGCTCGCCTCGACCCGCACGGCTCGACCGATTCGCATCGCGGGCAGTCTGCCATCGCTGATGGCCTCGCGAACAGTGGAGAGTGAGATCGAGTGGCGCCCCGCGTACTCGGCGGCGGTGATGTAGACCGCGGCGGCCGGCTTCTCGTCGTTGCGCGCCTTCGCGAGCTCCTCGCGGATGAGGCGGCGGAGCATGTCCTCGAGCTCGCTCACCGCCCCTCTCCATCACGGAGGGAGGCCCGCGGGTCGGTGCCAGGAGCAGGGCGGCCGGCGCGCCGTGCGGCGATCGACTGGCGGAGGCGGGCTGGCTGGTGGCCCACATGCCAGCCACCGCACCACTTGCATGGGTAGACGTGGATCCATCGCTCGCCTCGTCGGCGCATCGCCGCAACATGGCCGGCCGCCGATGCTTGATCCGTGTACCTGACTTTACCCTTGCACGATCGCCGACGGACAGCCCTCTTGCTGCTCATCGCGAGACCTCCCTTCCGTCGGCGTTTGGCCACCACGGCTGCTCATCGTTCCAGAAGCCACGCTCGTCTCCGAACCGCTCCCCATACCGTGCACCGAGGTCGAACGACGCGGTCAGCGCCCCAGCCATGGCGAGGTTGCGGCCGAGGCAGGCCATCGAATCCATGAACCGCACAGCGATGGCGCGAGCGTGGGTCGGGTACTGCCGCTCGTACTCATCAGGCACGAACATGAACGCCACATTCCACCAGTTGACGAGACCGCTCACGTCACCCCTCCCCCGGCAGGCTCTCGGCCTTGCCCTCTGGTGGGGTGGCATCCCCTGGTCTCACCTCGATCACGGTGACGCCCGCAGCACGGATCGCGTGCATCACGTGGCGCAGGCGCTCGCGCAGCCCACGCATGATGTCGGCATCGGCGTGGCCGAACCGAAGGCATGAGCATCCCATCGGGACGAACGGGTGGCCGCTGTGGTAGCCGTGCCCCTCGCCACGCTCGCCGCACCCGCACGTGTCCGGGTCGATCTCCTTACCGCAGCCGTCGCAGAACGATGTCAGTTCCACCGCCATCACCCGGTCCCCTGCGGGTGGGGTGGCGGGCTCGCTGAGTCGGCGAAGCGTGTCGATGGCCAATCGGCAGTCGGCCACGGTGACTTCGCAGCGCGCCCCGTGCGACGCGCGCGATACGATGCGCAAGGCCACGCGCAGGGCTCTTTGTTCCTCCTCGGTCAGCCCTACGGCGGGCTGCGCGAGGAGGCGGTCGATAGTGTCGGTCACCCACGGCCAGTCGTGGTGCTGGTACACGCACTCGCGCGCGCGCAGCAGGTTGGCGCGGTCTTCGGCGGTCAGACCTACGGCGGGAGGTGGGGTGACCAGCATCCGACGGATCGCGGCCTCCTTCTCGCGGCAGTCGCGAGCAGTTGGATGGTCGCCGTCGCCGTCACGCTCGCAAAGCAGCGCCCGGTTGATGAGGTCGTGACAGACCTCCACGATCAGGTCGCGGTCGCTCATCTCATCCCTCCCCGCCCGTCGGGGTGCCCGAGCGGTATGCGTCCACGGCGCGGTCCGTTTCGCAGATGGCGTCTTCGTACTCGCTGAACGTGTAGCGGCTGCCGTCGCTGCGTTCGCGCTGCCGCTCTGCCGCTTCCACCACCGCCCGCATCCGCTCACACCTCTCTGCCAGTGCGTCCCGCTCGTCCTTGACTGCTCGGCACTCGTCCGCCATCTCCCGGATGGAAGCGGCGGCCATGTCCAGTTCGGCGCGGGCGGCGTCGCGCTCGCGATGGACCTCGGCGAAGTCTCGCCCCCACTTCTCGGCGGCTGCTTTCGCCTCATCCCTCTCCCTGGCCAGGCGCTCGTTGTCGGCCCGGAGGCGGGCGATCTCGGCGGCGCTGCCGTCGTCGTCCTCGGAGGGGAGGGAGAGGATGCCGATGCGCGGAATTGACCGGGGCGCCTTGCCCATCGTCGCCTCGGCGTGCGCGAGGTACTCGGCTTCGAGGTCAGGCGGTAGCTTGTCGTCACTCATTGGCTTCCTCCTCTATCGTCATCACCAGCCGGGTTAGCTGGTCACGCAGCCAGCGAACCTCCACCGTCGTGAGCCAGCCCAGCCCGCGACGCTCCATCACGCGATTGGCCTTCGGGTCGGCGACCTTCTCCGGCAGAACGCGCTCCAGGGTTATCTGCGTCAGTTCGCCGGGCTCGCGGAAGATGTGCAGCCGCCATCCGGGGTCGGCCTTGGGGTCGGGGTCGGGTAACACGACGTCGAAAGCGCGGTCCGGCTCCTCCTCGTCGGGGGTGCCCGCGCCCATTGCGCAGTAGCGATCGTAGTCGTCGGACTCGCTCACTTCGACCCCTCACCATCCCTGGGAGCCTCTGGAGCGAGGAGCAGGCGGAGCCTGTCAGCCCGTTCGTTGCTCTCCCACTTGTCGCGGAAGTACGGCGTGGCGTAGCCCCACCCCTCCTCCGCAAGATCGATCGCCTCCCTCAGCCACGCCTCCAGCTCCTCGAGCCTGGAGAGCAGGGCGTCGGCCGAGTTGCGCAGGGCGACGATGCCGGCGGCGTCGGGGTCGCCAGTCGTGGGGCCATTCTCGACGGTGCCCATCGTGGCGATGTGCGGCTCCCAGTCGTCACCCTCGTCGTCGGTGGACTGGTAGATGCTGACGGTCGGCCACGGACCGCAAACCTTCCATGGCCCCGGGCTCATCTTCGCCAGCACCTCGCGCAGTCCCTTCAGGTCTAGGTCACCCATTGCTCTCCTCCTTGGCCTTGAGTGCGGCGATGCCCGCCATCACCAGGGCAATGCCCAGGTCGATGGCAGCCGCGGGGTCATCTGGCGCTGTCACCCCTTTCCAGTTGCGACCAGAGATGGCGGCCTCAAGCGTCTGAAGGGGGACACCGAGAACTCGGGCGAGGTAGCTCGTGGATGCGCCGTGTGACTTCATCAAGAGCGCGTCGCTGACGATCTTCTCGGTGAGCGTGTTGCGTCTCGTGTTTCGGCTTTGCTCGTCGCGCGTCGCCCACCGGCAGTTTCCCGGCTCGTAACCCTTGTCGTTGTCGATGCGGTCAAGGGAGTGCACCGGGGAGGGCTTCGGCCCCATGTCCGCCAGAAACGACTCAAAGGAACCGGACCACCGGTCACAGACCGCAATTCCGCGTCCCACATAGTTGTGCGCGCCCCTCCTCGTCGACCGTCCGCATCGATCCTTCATGTTCATCCACGCCTGGTACTCGCTCTTGTGCATGGACCGGAGAACGCTCGCTTCCTTGCGAGCGCATCCGCAACTCGGGGCCCCGCCACCGCGCGCGACCTGACGTGGACTGGCATCGTCGCGCTCGACGGCCCTTCCGCAATCGCACTGGAACATCCAGAACCACGAGTGGCCGACCTTGCGTGTCCGCTCCCTCGCCACTAGTCGCCCGTATCTCGTACCCGGAGACGTGGGCGCCAGCACCGGCTCGTCGCTACGCCGCGTCATCGCTTGCCTCCATCTCGGGTCTCGGTCTGCATCGCGTCTCCCTCGGTTGCTCTCGTGGTGAGCCGACGACGTGTCACCGTCGCCGGCCCGGGCCGCCACGCTCGACATGGGCGGCCTTGTCGCCGTGCCTACGTTGAGGCGCGCGCACCGCGCTGCGGTACTGACGAGTCGGGACCGAGCCCGACCTCCTCGATTTGGTTCGAGTCGTCCATGGTGGTCACCTCAGAAGCGACGAAGCGCGCGAGCGATCGGCGACGGCTCGTGCGCGAGATCGGCGGTCGCGAACGGGATGTCGTCGTCGGGCCCGCCCCCGCCGTAGCTCGAGCCGGGCGCGTTCGGGTGCGCGTCGCGGCGCGGCGGCGGCGCGGTGCGGTTGGGCGGCGGCGCCGCCGACCGCTGCTGCTGGCCGCCTCCGTTGCCGCCGATCTTGCTCTTCATCTTGCGCGCGAAGTCGAGCACCTCAGCATCCGTCATCGCATTGCCCTTGAGGTCGACCTTCACCGCCCCGATGCGATTCACCCACTTCACCTTCGACCGCCACTTGCCGTCGTTGCCGAGCTTGAACTCGCGCACGAGCGACACCTCGCTGGCGCACGCACCGCCGTCGACGATCGCGGGGAGCTCGGAGAGGTCGTCTCCGGTCCACCCGCACGTGCGGAGACCGTCGATCGTGTACTCGTAGAACGAACGGCCCTTGCTGCTGACGTCGTCCGAGAGCGAGGCGAACCACGTCTCGTACTTGCCGGCGTCCTCGCCGTCGAGGATCTTGAAGCGGCCGACGAGCTGCGGACGACGCACGCCCTCGTACTCGTCCCAGCCGAACTGGACGCCGCGCAGAACGCCGCGGCAGCGGATCTCGTAGGTGTCATTGCTCATGGCGCGGTCTCCTCGGTGCTGGTCTCGGTCTCGGGGTTGCTGGTGTCGGTGTTGTTCGCGGTGGTCTCGATCGGCGTCGACTGCTGGAGGCCGACGAGGTAGCGGTGCAGCGCGCTGGTGTCGTCGCCGGCGCGGGCCACGGCCTTGCGCATGGCCTCGACGTGGACCGGGCGCTCGTCGGCGGACATGAACAGCGTGCCGAGCCGGTCGAGCTCGGCCTCGATGCTCTTGCGCAGGCCGTCGGGGCTCATCGAGTAGAGCGCCTCGAGTGCGTCTGCGAACGGTGCCCACTGCGCCTCGCTGGCCAGATCGATCTCCGACGGCATCGGCAGCGAGCACTTCGCCGCCCAGGTCGTCTTGCGCTGGAGGTGGATGATGCGGTTGCCCGAAACGCCGATCGCCTTACGGCCGATCTTCCGCACCGAGTCGTCGTAGGTGATGAACCCCACGACGTCGCACTTCTCGAGGAGCACGCCGGCGGCCTTCTCGTCGAGGCGCGGGCGGAAGATGTCGAAATCCTCGGCGAGCACCGACTTGTACTTGGCCACCACGGCGTGACCGAGGAGGATGACGTGCATCCCGGCCTTGAACCGGACGTCGTCGAGGCGCCGCACGAGGACGCGCCACATCTGGACGGCGATCTTCTGGCCGCTCGAGTAGCCGAAGTCCTCGATGTTCTCGATCTCCTTCCCCTCCTTGTTGCGGTGCCCGCGGGCCCGAGCGTCCTCGACGATGCGGTCGAAGATGAGCTGCTCGAGCGCGGCCACGCCGTCGAGCACGACGGTCTTGTAGCCGTACTGCTTCGCGTTCACGACGAGGTCGTCGAGCGCGTCTTCGACCTCGGTGAGCGTGCGCGCCACCGTGCCCTCGTCGCCCTCGGCGGGGCGGAACGGGTAGCGAGTCACGTGGAGATGGCGGGTGCGGCCCTCGATGTCGAGGAAGATCGGAGACGGCGCGTCGGCAGCGAGGCTCGACTTGCCGATGCCCTCGTCGCCGTAGAACCAGAACAGCTTCGGATCGCGTCGGGCGCCGGCCACGACGGCGCCGAGCTTGGACGCCTTCACGGGTGCCGGGGCCGCCGGCTTGGCGGTCTGCGTCGTGCCGGACGCAGGGCGGGCGCCGTTGGCGGGCGCGGGACGAGGGACGGGTGCGGTGTTGGTCGCCATGCGATCGCTCCTCCTTCGAGCGGTCAGGGCTGCGCCGTGCGGCGCGGAAATCGCGTCTCGTCGGTTATGTCCGCCGAGCCGGTGCACAGGGGGATGAAGGCGCACGCGGCGCCGAACGAACGGCAGGCGTGCGTGTTGCCGCGGGGCCACATGTCGAGCACCTCGCACATGCGGGCCAGGCGGATCGTTTCGAGCAGATCGCTCCGCATCTTGGGGAGCTCGTCGTCGGTGCGCACGATCGTCGCGCGCTGGTAGAACTTCTCCGGCGCGGATGCGATGGCGGCGCGCACGCGAGCGTCGAACGCCTCGGGGCTCTCGTCCTCGGCGCGCTGGTCCTCGTGGAGTCGCGGCTCCTCGAACCAGCCCGTCTGGTTGCAGGTCGCGCAGCCCTCGCCGCGCTTGATGCCACCCTTGCCGCCGTGCGTGCCGCCGCAGAGCTTGCAGCCCTTGCCCTTCGTGTACTTGCGATTCTCCTCGGGCGTGGCGAGGAGCCGGTCGTGCTTGGGCTTGCCGATCGCGTCGTAGATAACGCCGGCGATCTCGTAGCCGAGCATCGCGGCCCCGTCGACGTAGATCGAGACCTGTCGATCGATGGTGAGCATGTCCCAGTAGCCGGTCCCGGGCGCGATGTCGCTCACCGTGTTCTTGTGCTCGATGACGTAGATGCGGCCATCGGTCTCGTCCTGGATGATCCCGTCGATCACGCCCATGAGGACGTGGCCGCCGAGCTCGTAGCGGAAGCCGATCTCGGCGGCGAGCACGCGCCACGCGACGCCGCCCCAGCGCAGCTCGTAGCCGTCGATCACGGCGTGCGCCTTGATGGCGTCGACGGGCGACAGGTTCGCTTCGATGATGCGCGCGTGCGCGATCGCGAGCCGCGCTTCGGGGCCCTGGTCGTGGGCGAGCAGCCACGCCTCGAGCCCGGCGTGTACGCCCTTGCCGTACGCCTGCGCGTCGGTACCGGGCTCGATGAGCCGGTCGACGTACTTGTACTTGTACTTGCGCAAGCACGTGTGCAGCGTCGCAAGGCGCGACGAGCTGTACTCGGTGAGGTCCTGCATGGAGTCTCCTGCGCACCCTCGGGCGCGCGGCTGGGGTCAGTGGGTGGCGAACGGCTCGCTCGTGAGCAGCTGGGCGGCCGCGTCGCTGGACAGGGTCAGGCACAGGTCCACGCGGTAGCCCTGCTCCGTGCTCGCCACGGCGAGCGTGCCGACGATCGGCGCCTGCGACTTGGCGAGGAGGGCGTCGAGCTCGCGCTGGAACGAGCGGATGAGGAGCGCGACGGTGTGGGCATTGCCGGTCACGGCAACCGCCTGGCAGCGGCCAGCCCGCGCTCCAGCTTGGCGATGCGCACGGCCTGCGCGAGCGGCACGGTCCCGGCGACACCCACGAGGAGCCGCGCCTGCATCCGGGCGTCGCCGAGGCGGCGCTCGTAGTGGGCGACGAGGACCTCGCGCATCTCGCGCCTGGTCTCGGGATCGAGGTCGCGCCACTCGGTGTGGCCGGCGCACGCGGCGAGGTCGCGGCCGAGATCGGCGGTGGCGCGGCGGATGACGGCGGGCGTCTCGAGGTCC